GATCGGCATGGCGTTCTCAAGGATTCTACATCCACGATAATAATCCTTGAGGTCTACACGGGCATCCATGTCAGGAGTTAATTCCCCTGCCCTAAAATCATTAATCAATATTGTATTTTTAGCCATAATAATATTTCTTTTTTATTTCATATAGATATAAGTTTCTCTTGACACGATAAAGTATTTCTGTTATTCTGTTGGGGTGACTATAGCAATTTGTCAAATATGTAAAAAAGAATTTAAAATTACACATCGAAATCATAAACTTTGTAGTCTTATTTGTTATGGTAAATACCGTAAGGGGAAACCTCTTTATAAAATACGCAGAGGAGTTATTAAATTTTGCAAGGTATGTGGAAAAGAATTTTATGTTGAACAGTGCAGAAAAAATAAAGCGTTTTTTTGCTCTCGTTCTTGTTCTGGTAAATTTAATCTTATAAAACGTTTTATAAAAAGAACTGCACTTTGTTCTGTTTGTGGTAAAGAATTTACAAGGATTGGGATACACTCCAATCCAACCAAATATTGTTCTAATAAATGCAAAAAGCATGCTCAATACTACTCTGGTTCTAAACTTCTTGTTCGATGTATTAAGTGTGGTAAAGAGTTTCCCGTAAACAGATGCCAACGATACAAAAGAAAATATTGTTCCAATGAATGTAAATATCAAGATCAAAGGGATTCTGTAAAAACAATTTACAAACGAAATGGAGTTAGGCGATATTTCCAAAGAAGGAATCTTATCCACAAATGCGAAGAATGTGGCTATGATGAACATCCAGAGATTCTTACCATACATCATAAAGACCTTAATCCAAAGAATCATTCTCTGGATAATTTGATTGTTCTCTGTCCTAATTGCCATGCGATCAATCACCATTGATAATGGGAGTTTTTTTAGGTATTATCTACCAGCATCCACCCAGTCTGTATTTCCGGTCTCGTCCGTGAGAGAATCAAACGATTGATTCACACCTTCTGCCTTCATCAATGCCAATTCATATTCATCTTCGCAAATCTTAAATTTATTCTGTCCCTCGGTTCGTATAAAAGATAATTCCTTTGCCAATCTCCATGCCAGGGCGTTTATAAAAGAAGGAGAATATATTGAATAGTCCGTAACCTTACTTATGTAAGCTAAAACCAATTCTTCGTCATTCTCTTCGTTGTCGTAATCTATGGTAAGGCATAATCTTGCTGAAGGAGAAACTTCTTCCCAATAAGTAGTTTCTATGGCAGGGAATAGACTTGTATTGGCGGCAGTTCCGGTAACATTCACTATACATTCATAAACTTTATCTCCGTTCCCCATCGGAACTGCACTAATATCAACTCCAGTTGTTGGATAACTGGCAAGATAGGCCGCATTCTGCGTAACTGTCCAAGCGGCAACGCTTATGTCATCAACGGTGACAAGTGCCCTGATTGCTGCCTGAATCAAGGCCGCTGTGTTTTTAGTACCATCGGAATTTGCCAATTTTATTGTGATCGTGTGTCCAGAGGAAGTTACTGCCAAGGTATCAATAGTGTTACTTTCGCATTCCACATCCAAAAAAGTAACATCATCTTCTTTATATGTTGCGGCTACATATAATTTTTTCTCTGATCCAACATTAAGTACGCAATATCTTCCGATTTTAACCTGTGAGGCCGCTGCGGATATATAGGCGGATGTTGGATTGAACTCTGCAATACCGTCAATCCCAACAATGACATTCATTGTCTCAAGTTTGTATGGATATTCATTGGGATAAATACTTGGATCGTCTTTGGTTCCTCTTGCAATCCGCAAGAAGTCGTCTGGTAAAAGATAGGCAAATTCATAACCAGATTCAGGGGTCTCGGCAACCATCCCTAAAGCTTGTCTTTTCTTGGCAAATTTCCAATCCTTAGCCTCTAAAACTTCATCCCTGACATATTCCCAAACAGCAACGGCATCCGCCGCCTGTTCGGAATCATCAACCGCAGGATCAATAGAGGTTATTCTTTTTACACCTATCCTACCAAGGCCAAGATTTATTATGCCTACCTGTGTATATGCCAATTCTGTCTCCTTTCAAAAAAGGGGCATGGAGGGGGTACGAAAGGAGAGGGGAAAAGCTACCCCTCCACGCCGAGAGAAATTTTAACTATTTTTTTGGTCGTCCCCTGGGTCTGTTGTTTACCTTAACTGCCCCTTCGGGAATGGTATCATCTACTTCATCCATCTCTTCTGGGATTGAACTATCAATCTGTTCAAAATGAATGATTCCCCCATCTTTCCCTCTGGGCAATTCTGATTCGGGACAACGAGCAATTTCTCCAAGCCTATAAAGATGTTTTCCGAAATATCCAGGCCTGATACATCTGTAAATAGCCATAATCCCCTCCTTATGCTGTTACTGGTTGAAAATATGCGTCCACTACCATTGATTCTCCGGCGGTAATGTCAGCAAAATGGAGACCAAGATATTGAAGGATTTCTACGCCTTCGGGTATCCGAATCTTAATTTCTGCCCCCTTATGAAGATCGGCATTAAGAATCGTCATGGATGTCAATGTTTCACCAATGCCTGGGGCAGCAGTTGCCTTATGGCAGACGTGGATGACATAACCTGTCCCACCAGCAGCCGCCGTTTTAACGATAATTACCGCTTCAAGAGGCCATCCTTTATCCCATTTGGGATTTACTAAGCCAGTGTTAATGTAGAAATCACTGACTTCTTCGGTGACCGTTTGTGCTGAACAAAGCAAAAGTTTATAATCTCGATATCCCATACTACACCTCCTATTGAATTTTCATTTTCATTGCTTACGAAATGGTTGCTTCTACTCCGATCGCATCACACACCTGGATAGGAACTCCATCAAATGCTAATACTGGCCCACCACCCCCAAGGCCCTGTTCCCTGGTAAAGTGGATGTTGTTTTTGTCTTTTAATCTTATCCGCATTTGAGTCTTTAGGGTGCGATTACAATAAATCCTGGTAAGTGGATTTTCTCCGCTGTCTGGAAGCCTTTCAAGGGATGCAATTATTTTATCTTCATTAAAAATATAATCCATTCCAGACATTTCAACATTGGCGATTCTTTGGACACATCTTTCATCGGCCACAAACAGACCGCATCTCCACTTGAACTGTGTCACCTGTGCCCAAAACTTCTTGGTTGCCGCCGAACCAGCAACCCACTGCGCCCCACGGTCTGTAATCTCAATACCACCCATGGTATTTTTGGGATAAATCAGGTGAGCTTTCTCTGGACCCCATTCGACAATATAGATAGAGGTTCCATCACTTCCAGACCCACCATTCAACTGGACGTTGTAGTACCAGGTACTATCCCCATTTGGATAGTCGGTGGATACGTCAAACATGGTCGCAAGACCATCAAAGCCAAGGGGATCGTCCCCAAGATTTCCATAAAAAATCTCGTCTGCAACTGCCTGCGTCATCGCTTCAATAAAGGCTGCGTCTTTCTGTTGACGAACACCTACTGCGTTTGCCCCCGCCAATCTCAAAATTTCTTCGTCAACCTGGCTTGCCGTCTCAAATAGAGACATGGGAGCAGTGATATTTACGCTTTTGTGGGCAGCCGTCACAACGCCTTCATTAAGTGCCCTTTTCCCAACCGTAGGGAGAGCACCCTGCCTACTTCCAACATGGGTTAGGAGTTGGTTGGCTTCTATTATTGGGACTTCTTTAACAATCGGATTTTTCCGAGCCAACGTTTTAGCCACAAACAATAACTGACCGTCCTGTGGATTTAACATCTTCACAAGATCGACCAACGTATAGACTCCACTGATATCAACTTCTGTTGCCATAGTCGTTAACCTCCTTTGAATTTATCCATATCCTTGTATTGCATTCCAACAACGACTTCTCCTCCTGTGGTCTGTCCACCCTTGGGGCTAAAGTCCTCACCAACTGCTTTTGCAGTATTGAAAATAAAGTTCATATAAAGAGGAAATCTCCACGCTTCGGGATCTTTATAGGCTTCATCAAATTTTGTGTTTGTAATTTTTTCCCAAAATCTTTGAGCCAATTTATATCCAGCGTTGTATTCCTCTTCCGATTTGAATTGCTCACGAAACTTCTTTTGATTACCCTCGAACTCTTCTTTTTCAAGTTTGTCTTCAGCCTCTACCATTCCGGCAACAAAAGAGTTCCATTCTTGCCCAATACCTTTTGCTGAATCTTTGGAAACTTGGTATTTATGAAAAACTCCTTGTGCCCATTTCACCATCTCAGGACTATTTTCTTTCCCTTCGATCTGAGGGAATTCGTATCCCTCTGGTTTGTCTGGCACCCCCATTGCTTTTCGGTAGGTTGAGACTTCTTCGGGTGTGGATTTATCGTTCAGTTTGGGGATCGTATTTTCCAGTCTCGTTTTTAGACCATCTCTCTCCGTCTTAATATCCAGGGCCGATTTCACAAAATCACCCGGCTTCTGAAATGTCTTGACGAATTCATGTTCCTTGTACTCATCTGGAAGTGCCGCTCTCCATCCCAACGATTGAGATTGTGATTGTTGATCTGTTACGACTTGATCCCCAGTTTGGGTCACTTGTCCTTCATCTGCCATAAAATGTTTCCTCCTTTTTTGGATTTGAAATAAAAAAAGGCCAACCCCGATTTCTCGGAATTGGCCTTTAGTCTCTTGTGTTAATTGAGTGTTAGGCTATTTGTTTAATAGTTCTTGAAGTTTCTTCTGCACCCCTTTCAATGCTTTTAAAATAATAATAATAAGTGTTTTTTCGGAATCAGTCATCTTGCCCGCCATAAACAATTTCAATCCCGATAATCCATAAATAAACCTGGATTAAAGTATCATCTTTAGTTTTGTAATGTCGAAATTTATTGTAATAAAAACTTTTTGGCAGTGTAAAAAAAGTAATACTCATTTCCCCTCTCTTTTTTCCCTCTTCTTCTTTTCTTCCTCAGTCTCTTCGCCTTCTCCAATATCAGACTGCCACATACCTCCACCCTGTTTCTTTCTCATATCCATAACAGGTTGAGGTTTATCGAAGTTGAAATCCTCGACATCAATACCTTGCTCTTTTAACTTCTTTTTTAAATATTCTTTAATAGCCTTTTTATAATCAGCCATGTTTTTTAAACCATTCAATTTGAGCGAGACGCCTTTGGGCCGCCTTTTTCGATAAAGAGTTACTCAACGCTTTCCCTTTCTCAGAAAATACTTTAACCTTCCCGCCACCAACAGGTTTGATCATTTCTTTTTTCTTTCTTTATATTTCTTCCTTGCCGCCCGCCAGTATGTAGCACCAGCGGCCTTAGTTGCCCTCTCTTCACTTAACCCCCTGGCCTCTTCAGATTCTTTAATTTTCTCAAAGGTGGAGGATTTCATGATCGCACCTTTCTTTTGCTCCCTTCTCCACCTTCTAAGCCCGGGGGAAGTTTTCATTTCTTCTTCTCCTCGATCTTCGGTTTCTCTTCCTTCTTTGTTTCCAATGCCTTCAACTGGGCATCAATCTCCTTCGCCTCTTTGATTAATGCTTGATATTGCGGGTTCATCGTCAACTGCATTTCCATATTTTGCATCTTTAGGATTACATTTTCTCGCTTCAGGATGAGGACTTCTTTGCTATCTTCACCCATAGCGAATAGAGGTAGAGAAAAAACCAAACCAACTAAGATAATTGCTACCAATAATTTCTTCATAATCGTCTCTCCTTTCGATTGTTAAAGGTTCACTTCTTATAGACCTGCCTTGTGGATTCTGTAGGTCACTTTTACCGTCATTGTGCCAGCACCCGCACCAGCATATTCACCGTCGCCCGTATTGATTAGCCGTATTGCATTGTTCACTATATCCGTTGCAACATTAGCGGGTTGTGGATGGATTGGGAATACGGTCATTATCATGTCCCCACCTTGATCTATGAACCCTGTCATTTCGATTGCCGCCGTGATGTCATCACCACTTGTAGAATATTCAATTGCTAAATCATCGGCTGACTCGCTGTAAACTGCGGTATCATAATCATAGATTAATACTGCACTAACCAATTCGATAAAGTAATCAGCCCCAGGGGTAGCAACGAGTTCCTTTTTATTTGCCCTGAGTGCTTTAATCTCAGCACTTGAGATTTCCACAGTATCAGTCAGGTAAGAAGAATCAGAGGCATTTCCCGCACCAATACCCTCATCAAACTGTGCCCTCCCCACGTCCACATGGAGGGCCTCGATGTGATCGGCCTTAATGGTGACGGCATAGGAAATACCTGCCGCCGGAGCCGCCGCATCATCATAGGCATAAATTACACTGCCGTCTATTGCTGTTGAATGCTGACCTGTCCCAAGTTGTGTCAGTCTAACCATCTGACCTACCACGACCGTGCCCGCCGCATCCGAGGTTATGTTGAGAAATCCCTCATTAACTGTACCAAGCCATGCACCCAAATCCCCAAGGATTCCTTGACCTGTATAGGCATCCTTGGCTTCAATCAAAATGCCGTCCGCCGAGACACCATCGTTCTTAATGTGAATGGCAGTATTGAAAAGTGTATCCAAAAATACTAATGATTCACCCGCCTTAATTCCGGCATTAGCATGAGCGAAAAGAGCTTTACCAGTTACGGCGGTCCCTGCCGTACCCGTCCCTAAGAAGTTAAGTCGTATTCCCTGCCCTACTTCCTGTGTGGCCGCTGCGGTGGTCACAATATCGATAACTCCACCTTCACCACTTGTTCCCAACCATGCCAAAAGGTCAGATTTGATTAACTGTCCAGTGTAAGAAGCTGGGACAGTAAAATACTCGCCATCACCTGCCGCCGCCGTAAGGGTGGTGTGAATAGCCCTGGTAGAACCACCATACGATATATCAATACCATCAAATGCCCCAGTGGCATTCTGAGTTACCACGAGTGCCGGAAAATCGGCACCCGTATGAGTTTCCTCTATTGTGAATAAGGCAGCACTCGTAGTAGTCTGATTCCTCTTAATATATGAACTATCATCGTCTACCGTGTCTAATTGGATTCCACCTCTCGCTGTAGAAAAATTTCCATTTGTGGCAATTGCGATACTACCTGTTCCTACCGTGAAAGTCCCAGTTGTAATATCGATATTCCCAGCAGTAACCAGAATATCCCCATTAGTAAGAGTGAGAGCATCCGTACCAGAGGCATTACCGGCAATGATAGTTGCCCCATATCTCTTAACCGAAAAGTCATCAGCTGCACCATCATAAGCCCTGATGTAATATCCAGTGAAGTTAGCATGGTCGGTGACGGCAAGATAAATAGCCGATCCACTTAATGCTTGCCCAGTATTCGTATAAGAAAATCCAGTTCCCGATGTTTGGGTATTGGCTGTTATAGTGATGGTATTTGCAGTGGTGGCAGCATCGGTAATTTTAATTATAGATCCCGATGTCCTCGTCCCACCAGCGGTAATATCTAAAATCTCTGCTGTCGTTACTGTACTATTGACAAGGGTTACAAGATCAGCGTTGGCTGTATCAGTGATACTTAATTGTCCCCCTGCCAACGTCAAGTCTACCGTTAATGGAAGGTTGACTAAAGTGGCAAACCCCCCACCCCCAAGAGTAACGGCTCCTGTCCCCGCAACCGTTCCTATTGAGACTCCTCCAGTCCCCTTACCGTCTAAAGTTAATGTGGTAGCAGCAGATTTAGCCGCTATCGCATCCTGGAGTATTGTGACTCCCGATATGGTGCCAGTCGTGGTAAAATTTCCGCTTGCGTCTATGCTCCAAGCGGTGTAAGTGAACCCACCAGTCGTCCCGATGATGTTATTATCACCAACACTAAGAGCATTGGTAAGATCGGTATCGGTGAGGATTATAGCCGTGGTCAATGCTGCATCAGGACTTATGGTGAGTGCCCCAGTTGCAAGCAATGAAATATTGTTGGCTGTGATAATAAGGTCCTCACCTGCGGCATCTCCATTAGCAATATTTAGAGTTAAAGCCGAACTTGCCCCCGTGGTAACAGCTCCCGCACCCACAAAATCAAGGCTATTTACATCGAGGACTGTGCTGGCAACGGTGATCTGGGTTCCGATGATATTTCCCACCATATCAACGGAAAATTCTGTGTCGGCGGAGGCATTATCCCTCGCCACTATAAAATATCCATCCGTGTCATCATCATCTGCGAAGTCGAGCCTCAATAATACGCTTGTGCTTCCAATATCTGGATCCGAGTTGTAAATGTGAATTCCATCTACCTTCTCGCTCGCCGTTGTAGCATAGAGTAATTTCCCATCCGTGGGGGTGCCGGTCAACTGTTGGATATAGACGATGGCATAATCTCCCATATTCCCAGTATTGAGAAATTGATTCTGGTTTGCTGCCGTGGCTGCTCCCGTAAACACATTAGTATAAGTACCTAGTGTGATGGAGCAATTAGCGTCGGGGTCTCCAACATCATCTAATTTTGTAGAACCGGCTGACAACAGGTTTGTTATTGTCCCTGCCCTATCCTTGAAATTTAGGGTCTGTACCGATCCTCCCCCATCCAAGACATACAACCATCCAGTATCGGCTGGAGGATTGCCCGATGGGGCGCTTATTTCGGGCATCTGGACTTTATCGAATCCTCCTAATGCCCAATAGTGTCCCTCTCTTCCAACGCTTCCGGCATGGTTTTGGGATGGATCGTAATCGGTTGCCCCAAATACGGAGAAACATGACATCCCAACCACCACTAAAATTGAAATTACACCTAAAATCCACTTCTTCATCTCTCTACCTCCTTTTGTTTTGTTGGTATCACATTACAAAAACCGTTGACTACCTGATCCATAAGATCAGGCCCTATCATCCCACATTCTTTTAAAATTGTAACCGCTATATTATGCCACATAAATTTAATGTAATTTTCTGGATGAAGGATTGAACCAAATTCACAATTTTGGAGAATATCCCGAAGAACTTCACGTCCAATAGGAGAATCAAATAATGCACGATATTTATCTTGGATTCCTTCCCTGGGATTCTTTTCTCCTAAATCAAATTCAGCCATTATTCCTTAACTCCTCCACCACCACCCATAATCATTTCCATTGGACTTCCGGGTTGAACTTCTTTGCTCGTTCTTTGAACAACCTTCCCGATTTCCCCTGCGGCCTGAATACTCTCTTCCATTTCTCTTTTTTGTTGTCTTACTTGCCTAATCTTATCTCTCTGTTCATCACTATTTAGACAATTAGCGGGGAAAGAAATAGAATCAAGCCCTTCCCTGATTATTTGACTTATATTAACTTCATCCATCGATTCGGGAGCGATCTGCTGCATTGAACCAAGAAATTCAAGGCCAGCCCTGATTGCCTGATATTTAACAAGCCTTTTTTGAACTTGAGCAAGTGGACCTACATAATCTATTTCTATTTTTGTTTTTCTACCTTTTCTTGACAAAAGTAAAATTTGCTCTTGAAGCAAATCGGGTGGCATAGGGATCCTTCTATTTCGATCTTCAATCGCAAATACTCGGTCGTGTGTCGGGTTATATGCTTCACTTCCAAGCCTACCGGTTCTTATGCTCAATACGGTAGCCTGCTCTGCCTGCATTCCTATCGTCTGGGTTGCCGTCAATTCTACTTTCTCAAACGCCGCTCTATTCAGCATAAGAAAGAAATCTACATAAAAAAATTCTCTGATAATTTTGTCTGTCCTGTCCTGCTGGTCTATCCCATAGGGAAGTTGCATATTTGTCAAAAGAGGTTCGGGCTTTTCTCTTTCCATATTTTGAACGAATGTGGTGGCTCCAGCTTCTTTAAAGATTTTTCCCCTCATCGACTCGACAGCAACCATCGGTCCATCAACGGCTTTATGTCCGGCGATTAAGTTAGTTTTTCCCTGCTGATTCCCTTTCATAATTTCAATATAAGCATCCCACGATGGAGAGCGCCCACAAATCTCGTCATTATTTTTTCTCCATCTCCACGTTACGGAAGGGAGTTCTTCATAACCATCCTCCCCTAAAATTTCATTTTGCTTATCCATTATAATCCAATAAGAGGCAACGGGCATATTTTTATTATCAATCCTGTATGGACTAATATCTCGTCTTGGAAATGTCGCATGGAGAACCTCCCTTTCTTCAAAGGGATTTCTTTTAAGCATATTTGTAAGGTCCAAGAATATTTTTGACATTCTCTCTATCGTGAATTTATCAATGAGGTCTCGTAGAGAAATTTTATAAACCCTAAAATAAGTATCAACGACTCCATACCTATCTTCGGCAAAATAACCTTCCCTGAAATGAGGGCAAGTAAAAACTATCCGATCTTTTTTTAAATCTTCCTCAATTAACATCGTGGACGTTCCAATAGAAACTCCGTCCTTAATAAATTCAGGAATGACATCATAAAAGTTTGATCTCAGAAAAGCAGACCACGTAACATCCTCACAATCGGTTAACCATTCTCTTACCTCTGGATATTCATCCATCCTTTTCCCAGACCATCCCCTCATCCCAGATGTTCGGGGAAAATTTAATTTGCCAGGCAATGTATATTTGTACCAAATAAGAGAAGGAGTGGCCGTATATCCACAAAGACCATCGGTCAAGATATTGGCGGCGCTAATCGCCGTCCCATCATAAACATCGATTCCAGTTTTCAATCCCTTGTTTATGTCTTTATCGATGATTTTTCTTCGGCTGTGATTGACGTACTTAATTACTTCGTCGATCTGGGCTTCATAAGGCTGTCGTATAAGCCTTAGGATGGCCAGATGATCCGTTATCTCCTTTGCTTTTTCCCGGTCTGTTTGAAGATTATCCAAGTTTTTCCTTTAAAACCGTTGGTGCTTCGGTCAATCCTTCCGGCCCCGTTTTTATTGTGCTTGCCATTCCTTTTCTTTTTCTTATCCGTTCCGCCTCTCTTGCAGCAGCTTCTTGGGCTGCTCTATCATCCGAAGTAGAAGGAGGAGGAGGCGCCATTATTGGTTCCGGCATTTTGGGTTTACTGAATATTGATGCCATAAGAATCTCCTAACTCAATCCAAAGGTTAACGGATTATATGGCTTATCTCTCATCGAAGAAAACTGTCTCGCCATATCCCGGATCGGATCGTCAAATGCTTCCGGTAAAAACCTTA